GCGGACTCTTCTGGTATGTGGATGTCTTTTTTACCTAAACCTGATAAAAATACTAGCGTAAATCCAGCAATACAAGCGGATGAAGCGGCGAAAATATGGACCGGGTTATTTCCGGAATATTATTCTAATGAATATAATCCATATTTGAACGCAATTGCGTCTAATCTGGGACGCAGATTGCGTTTTACTACATTTTAGAGTCATGCTTTTTAGAGTCATGCTTTTAGAGTCATGCTTTTTAGAGTCATGCTTTAGTCATGCTTTTTAGAGTCATGCTTTTTAGAGTCATGCTTTTTAGAGTCATGCTTTAGTCACGGATAAAATTCTTTACACATTTTAAAATATCATTATTATTTATAACTATAATAATGATATCAAAATATATATCTATACCAGTCTTTTTAAGTAGTTTTATTATCGGATTAGTATTTATCTATTTCCTAGGACCGGATTCTAAAAAAATATACAAATATCCATCCCCCTCCAACTACAAAGACATTTTGTATAAGGACAAAGTTGAGCAATGTTATCAATTTAAACCAAATGAACTTGACTGTCCTATTAATCCTCTTATCATTAAAACAGTTCCGATACAATAATGGTAATGGTTTACATGTTCAAATGTTCAAAGGTTCAAAGCAACTAACAAACTCTGTATATTATAAAATATATACTTACTTTATAACATAATGCCTATGCATTTATCTAAATTTGTCCACTCCGTAACCGGTAGATATCTAATGTCTATATTAATTGGTTTCGGTCTGGCCACTTTATTTAGACAAGTTTGCGTCGGCAAGGATTGTATTTCTTATTCCGCGCCACCAGTTGAAGAAATCGATGACGCAATCTACAAATTCGACGATACCTGCTATAAACTACAGAAAAATGCCGTGAAATGCGATACGACAAAGGAAATTGTGCCGTTTAGTTAACACTCTGCGTAAATTAATCGCAATTATTTGTATAATATATAATATACTATGACTGATATTAATACAACTAACATCAATGATCTGCCAACAGACCCTATGGGTTCCAACTCAAATAACATTTCCATGTCAGCAAGCGAAAAGCCCTTACAGCAGATCGGTATGTCTTTAGATCAATCCACCATCAGCCAAATAGTCAATGGATTACAGCAAGCCAGCGTCGCCGGTGCGACCATGTTACCTAGCAGAGATATTCCACAAAACACCCAACATCATACGCAAGACACCTATGTTCAGCCTAATTATGTCCCTCCTCCTACTAACACGGATTATATTAATGATTCCAGCGGCAATGAATATATCAATTCTTATGCTAAGGAAGAGCAAATGAAAAATTCATTGGATATCGTTTATGATGAAATACAGACACCGCTATTGATTTCTATTTTGTATTTTTTGTTCCAGTTGCCGATTTTGAAGCAAACATTGTTTAAATATATTCCTTTGGTATGTCACAATGATGGTAATTATAATTTAAATGGGCTGTTATTTACTTCGATTGCGTTTGGGTTTCTGTTTTTCTCGATATCTAAGACAATGAAACAAATAAATTCGGCCTTCTAGAATAATTGGTAATTATTCAATATAGAATTTATTCTAGATAGAATAATTGGTAATTATTCAATATAGAATTTATTCTAGATAGAATAATTGGTAATTATTCAATATAGAATTTATTCTAGATAGAATATAGATTGAATATAGATGAGTTATACTGATATTGGTCTAATTGTGATTGCTGAGATTGTCGGGGATTTTGGCTACAAAAAATTCGCAGAGAATGGCGGTATGAAAAATTTTGCGGTCGGAACTATAGGATATATCGGTGTCATATATGCGTTAATTCGTTCATTACAAGGATCGCAAGTGCTAGTAGTGAACGCGGCATGGGACGGATTAAGCGCGCTAGTTGAATCTATTGCCGCTATTGTTATATTAGGAGAAGGATTCGACGAGCCTTGGAAATATTTGGGAATCGTATTTATTATTTTAGGCCTCTTTTTACTAAAGTTGCCGCTTGTTAATCCGCATAAATTCGTATTTCCTACATTTTTCATTGATAACAGCCAGAGCAAGTTTTTAAGGTAACCAAAGATCATAAGGTCTATTAAATATTAAAAGATGACGGCAAATGCTATTAAAGAGCCTTACAGCATAAGGTATATTAAAATCGTGGGTTCATAAGGTCTATTAAATCATGGGTTCATAAGGTCTGCGAAGCGAAGACGGCAGTACTATTTCACATGCCCTTAAAAGAACAACCCTTTTCTCTTCTTAGTTTTTCTCTTTTTTGTTTTTGTCCTTTTTGTCTTCTTTGTCTTCTTCGAAGTTGTATCTTTCGCATCCAAAGGTCTGTATCGCAAAAACCACGCATCATATTCCGGCGTCTTCTTTTTATCCTTTAATTCCGCGAATTTCTCCGTCTTTTCCGCCCGCATCTCCTCCACCGTTTCCTGATGACCAACGCAGTTTATACTGAACCTTTTTAACAAGCCTTTCTGCTGTAATCTGTTCTTCTCTTGTACCTCAAATAAATATTTTGACATACACAATATACGGTTCTTATCATAATATGGTCTATTTGCGTATAAAAACGCCAAATAGAAGCTTAACATGGTGTCAATGGTCGCCACCTTAATATCATAACCCTGCTGTTTTAAAACATTGTAACTATGGCACGCTAGTGGTTCATAAATAAATGCGACCACATCGTTGCCTACGCGGATTTCATAATGAGGCGCGATGATTTCTCCCACTGCCGGCCGTTTCATTATTTTCACATTCTTTACATTTATATCCTGTAAGCGTTCTTTCACTATTTGTGAGACAATTAATGGATCTTCTGCTAAAACATCGAAATCCGGTATTTTTTCGAGTCGTTTTCTTAAATGTCCTGGCATATATTGCGAATATAACGACACGGAATATCCGCCAAAAAACACGACCCCTTGATCCATTAATGTCGATTTGACCGTTTCATATATTTGTTCAGATTTATTAAAAGGGGTTCTAGATTTTCTATTTGAATAACTTAGCGACTTGCGAAAACCCTTACCTACATTTATCTCGTCATTTGTACCATCTGTTGTGCTCGACGACAGCTTTCTCTGGAAATCAATATGAGAGCATTGATGTGCTGATAATGGATAATTGCGATTCAATAGCGTCAGCCGTTTTAAAACCTTTTCCCACCTAGACACATCCCCATCAGGCCTAGACAACTCCAAATACATACTCATGCGTAAATAATTTGGCGGTGCGTATAATAGACCGCTCACTTTAATTGCTTCTTTTTTAAGCGCATTAAAAAGTTCCTTTGGGATATAGGATATATCCGCGACAGGAATAAAGTTCACATATACTTTATAGGTGCCGTGATGTTGCCCTGATTTCGCTTCTACTTCAACGAAGCCTTCTTTGATATACAGGTCAACCAGCTCTTTTGCGTTTGTTAGCGCATTCCAGCTGAAAAAGTCATAGTCGGGAATTTCCACATCCTTGTTATAGAATTGGTCCTGTTTTGGCAGGATATTGTTAATCGCAGTGCCGCCGTAACAAATCAACTGTTTTTGCCTTAAAAAGGCTTCAACGATTCCTATAATGCGTTTGATTTCGGGTGATTTTGCCGCGATTTTTCCCTGTTTTTCTTCCGCGATATCCACTGCTTGTCTTAATATTGCTAATTCACAGTCTTCGAATTTTAAATTCTTACAGGTATCATTTTTTTTCATTATATTATTTATATATTATCTATATATAAATAATCAAAATATTAGGTGGTTTATTTGGTTCTAGTCTTTGTCCTAGCTTCTAGCTTTGTAACAGCATTTAAATATGCCGCTGTATTTGGCACAGTGACTGGCTTATTTAACCATTCTTCTCTTGCTTTGCTCATATTGTCGAAAAAGAAAACATTGATATATTTAATTGTAGTAAAAAATATTTAAGTTGTTTTAATTTTATTTTATATTAATTTTATTTATCTACGCTATTTCTAAGCTAATCCAAAGACATTTTGCTTTAAGCTCTCTATTAGGTTTCCCATGTCAATCTGAGGGATTTCGATATTTCGACCATATTCCACAATATCTTTCTTTTGTTCGTCGCCTACTGATAAGTTGTCAATAAGCACCACATACAATAGCGTTCTGTTATCAGTTATATCCAAGTAACACGGATATACTGTTCTTCCACCAGAATTCGCATCTCGTTGCCCTGTATATCCACTGCTAACCTTCTTGATTGCTTCAAATACGGTCGCGACTTGCGATGGACCATTCAATGATGTTTTAATAAATCCTTCCGCATCTACTGCTTGAAATGAATAGGTTTTGTTAGCAATGTTCTTGACGACATAGTCGATATCTTCTACACTTGTGTATACACGAAACTTGGATTTATCTGCTGTATATGTCACTACAGTTGCTTTAACTCTTTCAGATGCGCTCTTAAAAGCATCGCCGATATTACAGCCAGACACATTTTGGTTGATGTCGTCAATTCGGCTATTGTGGGTGCATATTAGGCTGAAAGTGTTTTGAGTTGTCCAATAATATATTTCATTTTCTGGATATTGAGGGCACTGTGCTATTTTACCGCCACCTCGCCCGGCCTTTTGAACCGCCTGGTTTTTATCCGAAATATCACCTAACATGATGTCGGTCCAAATTAATCCTTCGCCTCCTTTTGGAGGCGCATAATGAAACGAAGTCCCTCTGTTTACCTTTCTGTTACCTATAATAGCCAGCGGTCTGTCATTTAAATTATATTTTTTATAAGTTTCAAATAATAACTTGTTAAATGGTATTATTTTACCATCATCCGTCTTTGTTTTTGTTTTTAGTATTTTTGTAACTGGGTCGCCATATTTCAAGACAGTCAATCCAGTTTGATTGAAAACCATGACATGCCAACCTTTATCTCTGTTTACTAAGTTTCTTGCTAATTCAATCATGCTACTGCGCCTTGAACATGAATTTATAATCATCTTTCTGTAATACTTCTCTCCAGAACGCAAAGTAAGCGGTTTTGTAAAATGGTCCTCATTTTCCTCTATGTTTCTAATAGCATATCCATTCTTACTTTCGCGCGTCCCATGTTTCACAATCCTAAATTGTGTCGACGGATGGTGCATGGCTCTATAAGTTGGGCAAGTGATCTCTTCCTCATCGCATTCATAATTTGCCGCATTTTCACATTCCGGATATCTTCCCTCTAATAGGTCGCCTTCTGTAGCAGAAATCCAATAAATGGCTTCTAATGAACGATTCTCTTTGTCTATCATTCCTAAAAAGCTCTCAATCTTATCTTTATATCTTACAGATTTATCTCTAATTCTTGGATAAGTTTGGTCCGCTTCATCAAACATGGGCACATTTTTGACGCGAGGATTGCGAATATTTTTAAACTGAACATGCGCCATCAGCTTCATGATTTTCTCTTCTTGCGATATATTGTTCAAAGCAACGATGACTGGCGTTTTGTATTCATTGTCTTCGTCCGCAATGTAGGCGTCGATTTTTGTCTTCAAATCTTCGAATGTGGTTTTTGTGTTCGACGACAAGGTAAATACTTCGCAGTCACAGTCTTTAATCATTGTTTGAATCGAGTCGGATGATTGGTCTGCTAATGTCTTGTCATTGGACACGACAATGTAGAATACCGGCTTTAATCCTGCTTTCTGTTTGATTTTTTTTATCTGTTTACTTAAGATCGCTGTTTTCCCCTTCTACGTATTGTAAACA